CTCCCGAAAGGGAGGAGCGGGTCCATTGGACCCAGACACGATCTTATCGTTGTTAACCATACTCGATTTAGCCTCAGAGTTTTCATGACTTACCCCATCATGATTTCTGAGGTGTTTCTCGAGTTTAGGCAACGGAATCATCTGTCGAAAATTTCAAAAGATGTACCCAGCTTTTGGTACATCCTTCCTAGAAGACTGAGTTGTTTCTAGGTCGTAGTAGACTTGCCATTCATAGAAAGAACGGTATAGCCCGAGAAGCCGTGAGAGCTTCTATGCTACGAGGAAATTTACTCTGCCTTGAAGATAGTCTCTTTTCCTATGAGACATCTAAAAGGACAGACAAGCAATCCCTAGTTCTGCAGAAATTGCAAGAACAACTCCCTTCGTTGGTCTTTCTAACCTATGAAGGGAACGACTTGATACTCAGCCCAAAAGGGATCTCCACGTATTTGAAGCGTGCAGGTCCTAATGGGCTGAGTCAGAAGAGGTTCATGAAGTTGCAGCGGAAAGCTGCTGTCCTCAGATCTCTTAACCTTGATGAAATTTATGACCTTCTTTCCGAGCTAATCGGATTGGGTCACAAGGTTGAGCGGATCTTTGGCTTTCATTTACCTCTTGGCGGCGGACATGTTCATTATATCCGTGCGAAAGCACGGTTTGAACATTGTCTTGGCTTAGCTGATGCTGTTCACATGGCGCTCTTTAACTTGAGCTTAAATGTGAATTTTCCATGGAAGACAAAAATTTCATTTCGTAATTCCGGCCTTGAATCTTCAAGGCGTAGGATTTACTTTGCAAATTTAGATTCCAGGCCTACCTGCGTGGTGACACGAGGTCGGACCCGGGATCGGAAATTTGCTCTCCTTCTTCACTATCTCAGGGTATTTCCCAGGGATTCGTTGGAAAAGGAGTATGTGAAGTTGATCAAAATCTCTCTAAGTGGTTTGTTTTCGGAGAAGATGGATCAGGAGTTGCCGGAAGGCTACCCTGAAAACTCAATCCCGATCTTTCCACCAATGGCCCAAAATTCTCTTGATCGTTTAACCGCGAACAATGAGAAGTTAAGGTCCCGACTTTATTTCAATCTTATCCAGTGTAAGAGCCTTTGTGCTCCCGTTGGAGAAGATATGATAATAGAGTCGTATGAGAAACATTTTGATTCCTTATGTCGTCCATTAGAATCTTGTGTTGAGGTCCCTGAAGAATTCCTTCAGGACCTCTACGACTACGGTGTTAAAGTAGGTCGCAGAGTGTCAGAACTCTACGATCCATTTAACACCTCTATGCCAAATACAAGATCTACCCTTGAGGCTACTCGCCAAAAAGGGGGTGCAGCATCTGCTCTCTCGCAAGAGAGAACTATATGCCAAGGTCCTCGTCTTTTGGATGTTCTACGCTCCTACCGGAGCAAGGAGAATCAACCGCAACGCCTCGAACCGTTCGTGATTGGCCTGTTTGGCCGACCGGGTTCGGGTAAAACTACAAATGTTCGTCTCTTGACCTCACAATTGGGAAGGAAATTCTTCCCTGAAGTCGAGTTTGACAAACTTGTCTATTCTCGTTCCTGTTCCATGAAACATTGGGACGGTTACGAGAATCAGCCAATTGTGGTTTTAGATGACTTCGGACAAGATCTTGCCGATCGTAATGACATTGTTGAGTTTGAACAACTCGTGTCAAGCAATCGGTACCTTGTTCCGATGGCTGAGCTTCGTGATAAGGGTCGGTGTTTTAATTCACCGATAATTATCTTGACAACCAACTGTGGATACGGTACAAACTTTAACCGTGTCTCCAAGGAGGCCGTCATCGAGGAGCCCATCGCCGTCTGGCGTCGCATCGCAGTACCAGTTCAGGTCAGTTCATCGAACTCCTTTTCCCTTATTGATAAGGACATGCTCTTTAACGAATTGCATCTCCGAATTTGGGATAAGAAGTATTCGACTACTGAAATGAGTTATACTTCGAGTTGTAAGTTTCAAAATACTACTTCTCTTCAATCAGTCCAATTTCTTAAGGACTATGAGAAGATAGATTTTGACTCTCTCCTTAGACATGTCTTTGGGTGTTTCCGTCACCATATTGAATATGATGAGAAACACCTATCACCTGAATGGTGTCAGAGGATTTCTTCTAAAAGAGTCCGGTACGAACGAGATCGCTCATCTCCCCTCGTGGGGGTGACTGCGGATCCCGTAACCGTACCAAGACTTAAGGAAGATTTCTCCCTGTACCAAACCTTTTCCTCGCTTCCTCCAGGGGATCCCCCTAGAGTAAAAGCCATGGCTCTACCCGAGCCGCTGAAGGTCCGAATGATTACCGTTGCTGAGTCTGAAGTTAAATGTCTCCAGCCTCTTCAACGGGCATTGTTCGAGTACCTGAGGGAACAGCCTCAGTTTTGTCTTACCAATGGGTGTTCAAAAAGCACCTTATGGAAAGACTTTATGAAGGATGGTCTCCCATGGATTGAGCGGATTGAAGCTCAGATCCGGGGGATCGCCCTCCGTAAAACTGAGGATGATATGTGGTTATCAGGTGACTACACTGCCGCGACAGACAATTTTCCTATGTCTGTTACGGACGCATTGATTGAGGGGATCCTAAGTGGAATCCCTCACCCTGCGACGCGGGCCTGGGCCCGTTATGAGTGTAGTGCACATGTTATAGAATATCCAGGGGGGAGGATTGGAGAACAGACTTCCGGTCAACTGATGGGAAGTCTACTCTCTTTTCCTCTCCTTTGTTTCTTGAACGATTACATCGTCTCCAAGTCAGGCTTCCCTCTCGGGTCTTACCTGATTAATGGGGATGATGTTGTCGCTTGTGGACCAAGAGAAACCATTAACAAGTGGCGACAAAACGCGCCACAGGTGGGTCTTTCCCTGTCTTTAGGAAAGAATTTTATCCACCCTCGCTTCTGTACTGTAAATTCACAGTTATTTTACGAGGGTGAATGTCTCCATACGGGTAAGGTATCTTGCCAAACCCGTACTGGAGCCACCATAGGTTTCTGTTTTCAGGAAACACAGTTTTACTTCGGGAATCGGAAGGAAATCCGCGACGAATTTATACGTCGGAATATCCTTCCCCTTAGAAAAACTGTTCGTTCTTTAAAAGTCCCAACTAGTCATGGAGGACTCGCATTGAGTTTCTCACCCGACAGCCTAACTTCCAACGAGGAAGCGATGGCCCGACGGTGTTGGCTCTATGATGTTCTCCATCCATATCTTTCTTCTGTTCCGGTCCCCGGGTTTACCGAGGAGGAACAAGAAAGGAATGGGGGACTAGTCCTTCGTGCTGTTCCTTTTCCTTGTCTGGAAAAGGATCATGAGAGTGTCAGAACTCTCAATTCACTTAGGACCGTCTTTGGGGGAAACCCCACCGAAGTCTCGGTGGAGGACCTCTCCCAGAAAACGGTTGAGACTCTTTTTAAGAAGGTTCGTGAAAAGGATGACTCGGAAGTGTTTAATCATCTTCTGAGTATTCCTTTTTCACGGTTTCCTGAGAAGTCCAATTTGGGCTTTCATGTGAAGTATATGATGATAGAATCATCTCGTGTTAGTTGGATGTTGAAGAACACCGTACCACTGGTCCTAGATTTAATTAGGAACCGGCTGGAGGGCGGACTCTCATACGACTTATCACGAGAAGAAGATATCATTGTTGAAGAAGTGAACTTCCCGACGATCGTTGGGGAGATCACTGAATGGATCTTCAACAACTTCTTATCGGAAGAGGGGGAGTCTGGGTATATCTCAGATCCGTCCTCCTCCGAAGAAAGCTTTCAAGAAACTGATGACGAAGACGAGGACGATAGGTTGGAATACGATATCCAACCTCGTCGCCGCCTGCCAGATGATATCTGGCTCAAGTCGATTTTGCAAATTGGGGAATTTGCTGGACCCTTTCCTCCGGCTGATCACCGGAAGGAGTAAGCACGATAGTAAGTGCTACTCCAGGGTCTGTTCGATACAAATTGTGGTATCGATCTTGATCTTACTCTTATAGGCATCTCGTTAGAGAAGCCTCGGAAAAGTTCCGAGACTAACGAGTTAGTCCACGACTAGGAAGAGGGTTGTGTTGTAAAGTATCGCATGCGGGTAGAACCCGAAGTTACCGCTTTACATCACTTCTCTCTATGTCCGAAATTGGAGCATAGGAGGAAACTGTCTTCTCCAGTCAGAGCCCAGGTCTTTCGAGACACTGGTATGATTGGTTAATTCAGATCAAGGTCGATTTGTATCGATCCCATAGGGTGCC